CCGGGCCTGTGACCGAACAGGAAGCGAAGACGAAGTGGTGCCCGTTCGCAAATAGCCATTACATCGGTGGCAATAGGGGAGCGTCGGACAAGCAAAATCCCTCCCAATGCCGCTGCATCGGCTCTGCCTGCATGGCGTGGCGAACCTACCCGCCGGAAGAATGGGGCAAGAACGAGCCGCCGTACCACCCGAGCAACGTCGGCATCCAGCCCGATGACGGCTTCTGCGGACTGGCAGGCAAGCCATGAAGCCCACCGGCATCGACGACTTCCCCTCCCGCGATCCCGATCCGATCACCGCTCGGGATTGGATACTGCTCGGCGTCGCCGCCTTGATCGGCGCGTGCTTGTTGTGCACCGAGGCCGCCCATGCCCAGCCCGTCGAACTGCGCGGCAAGATCGGGCCGGATATGTCGGCCAAGGTCGAGCGGGCGCTGGCCCAGGGACAGCGCGCGTTCACGATCAACACCTCGACGGGAGGCTACATGATTTCCGCCAAGGTCATGGCCGATGAACTGAACCGCGCCGGGGCCTCTCTCACGGTCAACGGCTTCTGCTACTCGGCCTGTGCGCTGCTGGTGGTGGGCGTTCGCGATCATCGCTTCGGTGAAGGCGCCGACGTTCAATTCCATTCGTCCTACATCCAGGGCGGCCGGGATACCTCCGATGCGGCGGACTATCTGGCATCGCTGGGCCTGCCGCGTGAACTGGCGGCCGGTCCCAATCTTCACAGGCTCGACCGCTCCGTATCCGCGCCGCCGAGCATGTGGGCCAACAGAGATCCGTTTCATTGAACAGGCTCGCTGCGCTCGCACCCATCGCATTTTGCAAGAGAGGACACGACCAACATGGCTCTATCGAACATCAAGCGCGAACCCCGCCGGGAAATCACCGAGAGCGTCGTGGGCATTGCCACGTTCTTTGGCGGCGCCGGCCTGTACCTCTGGGGCGTCTATAGCCTGCTCGTCTGGCTTGGCGTGAAGTCTACGGGGGATTTCGTGTTCGCTATGTGCATGAGCCTCCCCGGCGGATTCATTGCTGTGGTTTTTCTCGGCTTTCTTCTGACCTTCACCCACGCTCTCGGTGACACCATCTGCGACCGTCTTGACGGCATCGGCCTTCATCTTCGCCCGCGCAATCGCCCGAGGTGACCGAAGGCGGGCCACCCCTAACTACATCACAGGAGATAGATCGATATGCCTGATACCCGGATCGGCACCGTGGGCGACATCCTCGACGCGATGCCCGGCAGCGCGGCGCGGAAGCCGCTGCCCGCCATCGGCGCCCATGCCCCCGGCATCTACTTCGGGATGCCCGAGGATGAGTACCACGAGGACCCGTCGCTCTCGGCGTCCGGCATCAAGGACGTGCACGTCTCGCCCCTCACGTTCTGGATGCACTCGCCGTTCAACGCGGCGCGCACCGACGATCCGAGCGAGGCCAAGGAGCGCGGCAAGGCGTTTCACGCCCGGCTGCTGGAAGGCATCGACGCCTTCTCCGAACGGTACGCCGTGGCGCCGCAGATCGCCGACTATCCCGATGCCATCGACGGTGGCGAGGCTCTGAAGGCGCGTTGCAAGGATCTGGGCCTGCCGGTCGGCGGATCGATCGCCAAGCTGTGCGAGCGCATCCGCGAGGCCGATTCCAGCGCCGTCTTGTGGCCCGAGATCATGCTGAACTTTCAGGAGGAAGCCGTCGCCGCCGGCAAGACGATCATCAAGCAGCGGCTGGCCGACGACATCCAGCGCCAGGCCCGCATCGTCGAGATGCACCCCGGCACCGAGAAGGCCCTGCGCGGCGGCTACTGCGAAGTGTCCATCTTCTACATCGACAAGGAAACCGGTGTGCCGATGAAGGCCCGCATCGACTACCTGAAGGTGCGCGCCGCGGTCGAGCTCAAGACCTTCACCAACCCGTTCGGCAAGACCGTCGATGCCGCGGTTTCCGGCACGGTGGCGAACAACAAGTATTTCGTCGATGCCGTCGTGCGGCTGGACGCCATCGAAGCCGCCAAGGCGATGCTCAACAAGCTGGGCGGCAAGATCGTGTTCGGCAACCCGCCCTCGACCGAGTGGCTGAAAGCCTTCGCCGCACCCGGCCCGCATACTTTCGTGTTCATGTTCCTCGAAACCGGCGACGTGCCGAACGTGCGGGTCCGCGAGTTCAAGCAGCGCGAGGCCGCGCGGGGCGACGAGAACCTCTACTGGGCGAAAGGCCATGCGATGTTCCGGCAGGCCGTCACCAAGTACCGCGAGTGCCTGGAGCACTACGGCACCGACACACCGTGGATCGACCCGCAGCCGATCCGGCCTTTCCTCGATGCTGACTTCCCGCTTTGGGCCTTGGACTAGGAGAGAGCCATGTTCGTTGTGAAAGATGCTGTACGCGAAGCCACCCCGGCGCTGATCGGCCTGTGGGGGCCGTCCGGTTCCGGCAAGACCTATTCGGCCCTGCTGGTCGCTCGCGGGCTGGTCGGCCCCAAGGGCAAGATCGTGGTCATCGACACCGAGAACGGGCGCGCGAAGTTCTACGCCAGCATGGTGGGCGGCTGGCAGCATATCGACTTTCAGCCGCCGTTCACGGCCCAGCGCTACACCGAGGCGATGCTGTCGGCCGAGAAGGCCGGCGCCGACGTGATCGTCATCGACAGCATGTCCCACGTCTGGGAAGGCGAAGGCGGCACGCTCGACCAGGCCGACAGCAGCGACGACAAGGGGCTGGCGAAGTGGAAGGCCCCCAAGATCGCCTACAAGCGCATGATGAACAATCTCCTGCGCTCTCCCGTGCATGTGATCTTCTGCCTGCGAGCCAAGGAGAAGTACGTCCAGGTCCGCAACGGCAGCAAGACCGAGATCGTCAGCCAGGGCCTCACGCCGATCATGGAGAAGAACTTCATCTTCGAGATGACCGTGGGCGTACAGCTCTCGCCCGAGACCCACGCGCCCGTCGTGCCGATCAAGGCCCCGGAGGACATCGTGGCGGCCATCCCGCTCGACAAGCCGCTCGGCATCGAGACCGGGACGAAGATCGCGGAATGGGTCGCTGGCGGCGTGGCCGTCAACCGCGAGATCGAGGATCTGAAGCGCAACGCCCGCGACAAGGCCGCCGAGGGCAGTGTGAAGATGCGCGCTTGGTGGGAAACCGAGCTCACCAAGACCCAGCGCCAGCGCCTCGCCTCGATGATCGAGGAACTGAAGATGATCGCCAACCAGGCCGACGCCGACGAAGCCGAGAAGGCCCCCGCAACGATCGGCAGCGAGGCCGACCCGCTGGATGACGCCTTCACGCCGGCAAAGCAGGCGGCCTGATGCTCGCCCGCAAGAAGCCCTTCACTCGGCCAGAGTCGTTCATCCCGAAGGCCACCACCCGCCGCTTGGACGACAAGGGGCCGACACGCAACGCCGCGTGGCTGGTCCATATCCGGTCCCGGCCGTGCCTGTGCTGCTTCAACGGCCACCAGCAGCACCCGACCGAGGCGCACCATCCCAAGGGCCTTTTCCCGCGCACGACAGGCAAGCGGATATCCGACCTGCTGTGCCTGCCGCTGTGCCAGTGGCACCACACGATCGCACCCGACGCCTTGCACAGAACAGGCGATGAGGCCCGCTGGTGGCGGTCCCAGGGCATCGACCCCTACGGCATGATCCTGTCGGTTCTCGCCGGCTGCCGAGATCCTGAGCGGGACGAGGCGCGGGCGTTTGTGAAGCTGCATTGTGAACGGAGCGCGGCATGACCGACGATAGCTCGCCGCAGGGGCGGCAGTTAAAGCAGACTTCAGACGACACGCTCCTGAAGCTGGCGGATGAAGCGGAGCGCAAGTTCGGCAAGAGTGCCTGTTGGCCGTTTCGCACAGGCAACAAGGGTCGCGTCTGGATCGACGGCAAGCTGCATCTTGTCAGCCGTCTAATGCTGGCGCGCAAACTGGGCCGACCACTCAAGCCCCAGATGATGGCCTGTCACGACTGCGATAATCCGCCGTGCTTCAATCCGAATCATCTCTACGAAGGAACGCACGCCAGCAACATGCGCGATATGCGGGAACGGCGGCGGTCGTTCGGCGCGACGCAGCCTGAACGTCACCGCCTCAATGGCATCGAGGCTGGCAAGATGAACGATTGGGCCAAGGGCGAAAACAACCCCAAGGCCGTCCTGTCCGCCGCCCAGGTCGCTACGATCCGGGAAAGCTACATGCTCACCAAACATCTGGCTCTCATGTACGGCGTCCACCGCACGACCATCCAGCGCATCCGCCGGGGCGCACAATGGGGCAACGCATGACCCCCGAGGAAATCCTGGCGGTCGCCGCCCGGTGCGAAACCGAGGAACCAAATCCTTATCTGGCGTCCGCCATCTTGGTCGCAGCCGGGCATCAGACACTATTCCGAGGCGAGAAGCTGGGCTGGGAGTGGCGCAAGGATGGCGTTGGCGTCTGGTCGTCAATGCCTCGCCCGGACACCAGCCTCGACGCTGCCGTGACGCTCGTGCCTCCCGGCGATGACGTGTTCTGGCGCTCCGGGCACGATGGCGAAGGACCTGACCCGTCGCTGTTCAAGGCGGAAGTCCTCGTTTGCCGGAGGAAAGCACCCGCCGACGGATTTGTCGCGCGTGCCAGGACCGAACCGATGGCCCGGTGCGCCGCCGCTCTCCGCGCCCGCGCTGCGCTTCTCACTGATGGCGCGTCAGTAGATTCGAGCAAAGGTCAGGGCACCCCATGAAACGTAAGACAGTAAAGCGGGAGCGGACGTTCAAGGTGTGGGTGCAGATGGGAAGCACGCGCCCGCGCCCATTGTGCAAGAATTTTCTAAACGCCAACCCGCGCATTTTAACGGTCCTGACTGGTGGCGCACGGCCGAACTTCGGCATGCACGCGCCGCCTTTCGTCCGCGCCACCCTCACCATCGACACCCCCAAGAAGGCAGGGAAGACATGACGGCCGCTGTCGAACCCAAGGTGATCCGCGCCGCTGGCGGCCGGTTTGTCTCGCGCCGGTGCCCCGATCCCAACTGCGGTGGCTATCTCCAGGTCGAGAGCGATGGCTGGCTGCGATGCGACGGCCTCACCCACGACACGGAAGACGGCCCGCTGCGCGAATGTTTCCACACTGTAGAAGGGCTCCGGCCATGACGGATAATCTTGAGCGGGAGACGGGGTTGAGCGAAATGACCAAAGTTGAGCGACAACTAGAGGAGACTCTGAAAGAACGGGACGAGGCTGAGGAAGCTTTCAGTCAAGCCTACTACCTTATCACTGGTCGTTCTCCAAACTGGTCAAGTCAGTTCGGCTTCCCGCAGGCGCTTCAGGATATCGATGACGCGCAAACACTTCTCCGAAAGGCTGCTCGCCCTGCTGCTGTAGAGGCGGAGGTGGTGGAGGCGGCGAGCAGCGACGCCCTGCAAGCGGCGAGGCTCTACCTTGGCTGGTACGACGGAGATGTCGAAGCATCGACCGACACAGCATTTGATTTCGCTGCAGAAGCCTGTCGCGCTCTTCTGTCCCTCACCTCCTCCGCGCCTGCATCGGAGGGATAACGCGCTACGCGGGCGATGACTCCCTACCGCACCGACCGATAACTGTGATGAAGGAGTAGAGCGATGGCCCACGCGAACAATGAAACGAGAAATTGGACGCTCGGGCAGCGTCTGGAATTCTACTCAATGCCGGAGCCCAATAGTGGCTGCCTCCTCTGGACCGGCAGCGTCCATGGCATCGGTCACGGGAAAATATTTTGGGAAGGCAAAACCTACGCTGCCCATCGAGTCGCGTGGGCGCTGGCGAAAGGGCCGATCCCAGCGGGACTGCTCGTTTGCCACAAGTGCGACGTCCCCTGCTGCGTCAACGTCAATCACCTGTTCCTCGGAACCGACGCCGACAATTCCCTAGACCGCGCGCGCAAGCAGCGAGGCAATAGGAAACTGAAGGCCGAAGAAGTTCTCAAAATATACGCGGACAAAAGACCTAGGGCTTTGGTCTCAAGCGACTATGGAGTCAGCCAAGCTTCCATTGCCGATATTCGAGGCGGCCGATCTTATGGATGGCTTACCGGCCACCCGTCATCGGGCGCGTAGCCCCTTCAAACTCCAACTCAGGGACCTGTGTAATGAGTGAGCCGACGCTTCTGTCTCTACCGGATGCCGCCGCCCACATGGGCTGGACGCGCCGGACATTGACGCGGGCGCTGGCTCGGCATGGAATTGCGACCATCGGCACGGGCCGTAGGGCGCGGATCGGGGCCGAGGATCTTGAGACGCTGAAAGCAAAGGAACGGGGATGCAGTTCTACGCGCCAGGAACCCGCAAGGGCAACCGGACCTATGTTGTCCGCGCCCACGTCAATGGACGGCAAGTTGAAAAAGTATTGGAAGCGACGACTCGGCCAGATGCAAAGAGAGAGGCCGACGACTTCCTCGCGAGCATCCATGGTCGCGCTCCCGACGAGATAGTGACGTTCGCCCATGCCGCCCGCGCCTACATGGCGTGGAAGAAGCCACGCAAGGACGACGCGAAATGGATCAACAAGTTGATCGCCCACATGGGCACGCGGGATGTCCGCGAGATCAAGAGCGATGACATCCGGCAGGCCGCCGACGCCCTCTGCCCCAAAGTCCAGAACGAAACCAAGGTGCGTTATGTCTACACGCCATGCTCCGCGATCCTCCACTACGCCGCCGAACAAGACTGGTGCGCCTACCGTCGCATACGTCGTCCCTCGTTTTCCCGTCGGTCAAAAAAATCCCCCGCCAGTGAAGCTACAATGCGACTACTGCTCGGCAACACAGACGGGCACCAGCGCCTTTTACTGGCATGGCTCTATGAGACAGGGCAAAGGATTGGCGATACGCTGCGACTCTTGTGGGCTGATCTTGAACTTAAGAGGGGCATCGCCCGCGTAGGCTCGCGCAAGACCGACGACCATGGCGAAATTGGACTCAGCCCCCGTCTCGTGGCGATGCTCGCCAACACCCCGAAATTGGCCTCTGGGCGCGTCTTCCCTTGGGGCGACCGGCACAACGTCTACAGGTGGCTGAAACCCCTCTGTAAGCGCCTAAAGGTCTCCTACACGCCACACCAGAGCCGGCACGCCATGGCGACCGATATGCGGGCGCTGGGATACGACATGAAGGCCATCACCGAGCGCGGGCTGTGGCGCGACGAGCGATCTGCCGCAAGGTACGTGCACCACCGTTCGACCGCCGTTGGCGAGCGCGGCGTGGTGCTTTTGCTCAAGGGGAAAAAGAGGGGAAAATCTGCCAAAAAGGTTGCGCGCCAATGACTTGCCCCCGCCTTCACACGGGTGGGGTCGTAGGTTCAATCCCTACCGCGCCCACCATTGTCCGATATAATAAAACTCAACCCCGCGTGCATTTTATGGCATACTGCGGCGAGCGGCTTACATAATGGCCGCCTGTGGAAACCTGCCCGAACCGACCAGAACGCGCCCGAAACACCGGGGGAAGATCGGGGGAAGCGGACGCGGTTTGTTCCACGCCTTTATATGTCCCCCTGAGGAAGAACCAATGATGGCCGAGTGGATGCCTACCCCGGCGGCGTTGAGATCCATTCCCCTTGTCGATCGCTGAGGGCTACTGCACCGCCCGCCCGAGATCCGGGGCCCGCGGGCTGCTCGATCCCGGACGCCACCAGAACTGCGTCTGCTGTTCCTTGCGCGCGCGATCTTCCTGCCGGGCGAAGGCGCTCGCGCTGTCGGGGTCGAGCCGTTTCTGCAGCGTGTCGAGCACCAGCCGGTCGAGCGCGAGGCGCGTGTAGAACACGCCCGGCACGTACTTGTGCAACAGCCGCGTGACCTCCCGTCCGCCGTGGCCCTCTCGCTCGTTGGCCGCGTCCTGCACCTTGCCGAACGCCAGTTGCTTCATGTCGAGCATGAAGCCGGCCGCCGGAGTCAGCAGCCGGCTCGGATCGTCCATGCGCTGGGCGCTGAACATGGCCTTGAGCTGGTCGCCGAAGATGCCGCCGGCGCCGCCCTGGGCAAAGGCGTTGAGCCAGAACCGGGCCGCGTGCTTGCCATCCATCGGCTCGGGGTCCTTGCCGGCCGCGAGATTCTTGAGCTGGAGCGCCGCGGCGCCCAGCACCGTGGTGTTGACGATCAGGTTGGCCACGTACTGGCCGCGGAACCACTGCCCGTCCTTGTCGGCGAAACTCTCCATGCCGCGGAAGGCGTGCATCATCATCGCCCCCATGGGGAAGCCCTTGTATTGGGCGACCGAGCGCAGGAATTCGCCCTCCCAGGTGCCGGCCTGGGTCTTGCCCAGCATCAGCGCCCGGGTGATCGAATTGCCCTCGGGCACCGCCGTGCGCTGGAGGCCAGCGATGGCGCCCAGCATTTTCACTGCGGCATCGCGGGCGGCGCCCTCGCCCTCGCGGGCCAGCTTCGCCGGGTCGAGGAAGCCCTGGTTGAGCGCGCCCTTGCGCAGGGCGTCCCATTCCTTCTTGCCCATGCCGTAGGTCGTGAACAGCCGCTTGTCGACCGGGCCCATCTTCTCCCACGACGTGCCGGCCAGACCGCCGAGATGGGACATCACCTGCGAGCCGATGGCGTCGCGCAGCGCCTGGGTGTGGTGGGCCAGGCCCTGCGCCCGGATCACGACCTCCGACATGCGGCCGGTCACGCGGGACAGGCCGTTCAGCGCCGCATCGACCTTGCCGCCGACGCCCTTGCCGGCCACCACATCGCCGATGGTGTCGCGCGCCGCGTCGTGCAGCCCGCGCAGGCCGACCTCGAGGATGAGGCCGTCCTTCATGGCCTGCGCCCGGGCCTCGACCGAATTCTTGCCGAGGTTGGACACGTAGTCGGCCATGATCCTGGTCATGTCGAGGCCGTGCCAGGCCGCCGTCGCCTTGGTGAAGCCGAAGTCCGACGTCGATGACAGCACCGCGCCGCCCAACTGCGCCGACGACAGGAATTGCCGGAACGACTGCGCGCCCAGCGCCAGCCGCTGGCTGACCGGCTGCATGGCGTGACCGGCGTTGATCTCGTACATCGCCTCCAGACGGTTCGCCCAGAACTTGCTCCCGGTCTCCTTGCGGTACATCTGCAGCAGGATCTTGGCTGCCCGGTCGGGATCGGGGCCCAGCACCTGGGCGGTGGCGAGGTTCTTGGCCATGCCGTCCATGTGGCGCACCATCAGTTCGCCGATGGCATCGTCGCCGACGCCCATGGTGCGGTTGAACTCCAGCCACGCATCGTCGGTCGCCCACTCGAAGGCCCGGCGCCGGCCGTACCTGTCGGCTAGGGTGGTGATCTTGAGCGCCCCCGGATCGAGCGAGGCGTCGCCGTTGGTCGTGATGTTGTCGTAGGCACGTTGGAAAATCTCGCGCGCGCGCTCGTCGGCCCGGCCCGGCACCAGATAGGCCTGCCCATCGGCCTCCCAGTCCCGCAGGCGCAGCTTGCCGTCATGGAACCACTGGCCCATCTGGTTCACGAATCCATCGGGGCCAAGGGCCTTCACCGCGCCCTGATCGAAATGCTGCGGCAGCCGCCAGTCGGCGAGCTCGCGCACGAACACCCCGGCGCGCTGCATCTCGTCGCGCCACAGGGTGACCGCCTGATCCCACGCCTTGGCCGCCGCGGCGCCGCCCTTGCTGCCGGTGGCGCCGTAGAGCGCGCGCACGGTGTCGGTGGGCAGGATTTTCTCCTGCTTCAGGCCAAAGGCCCGGCTTTGAAGCTGGGCCAGCGAGTCGGCCATGATCGACTGGAACAGCGCAAGGTTGCCGCGATGCTGCTGGGCCAGCGATGAACCGGACCCCGCGCCATACAGATGCTCGCCGAACACGTCGGTCAGGCCGAACGCCAGGCCCTTCTCGTTCTTCAGGGCTCCGGCCCAGGCACGGTCGATCGCAAGAATGGTGGTCTGCGTCTGCGCGCGGCGGCTGGTGGCGCGCTGCTCCATGGCCTTGGCCGCCTCGGTGGTGGCGAAGATATAGGCGTCCGGGCCTGCAAGCCCCTTCTGCTCGGCCACCGCCTCGGCGTCCTTCATGTGCGCCTTGTACTGGTCGGCGCCCTTGGCCGTGATCTTGCCGGCGGCCAGCGCCTCGGCGATGCAGCTTTCGATGCTCATGGGATCGACCCTCCGTTGGCGACGCAGTTCGCGGCGGCCTGCGCGTCCTTCAATTCGAGATCGAGCCCGTCCATTTCCTTGGCCACGGCCTTGCGGAAGTCGGCCAGCGCCCCGCCCTTGCCTTCCATCACGGCCTTTGCGGCAGCCTCGATCTCCGGGCGCTCGACGGGCGCGGCGCCGGCAGTTTCCTTGGGGACCGGCATTTCGACGGCGCGGGTCGCGGTCGGGCCAATCTCCTGCGCCATGCGCACCGTGCGGTTGAAGTCGGCGGCCTCCAGCGCCTTGGCCACATCCTCCGGCTTGCCGAACTCGGCGCCCAGCAGGCCGGGCGAGGCCTCGTCGCCGAACTGCGACCCGGCCGGCAGCGAATCCAGCCGCTTGCGCATGGCCTCGATCTCGCGCGCGGCCACCGACTGCGCGGCCTCGCGCTGCTGCATCAGGCCCGCGCGCTCAGTCTCTATCGCCTTCAGGTCCTCGGCGTGCTGGGGGAAGAAGTCCCGGCGGGTGGTCTTCAGTTCCTCGGTCAGTTGCCCGTTGGGGTCGATGCTCTGGTTGATGGTCTCGCGCTCGCGCTCCAGGTCGGCGCGCACGGTCTTGCGCAGGTTCTTTTGCTGCAGGCGGGTTTCGATGTCCTGCAGACGGGCCGCGGTGTCGATGTCGGCCACGTCGGCGAGGCCGATCTGCTGGGCCTCCTGGTGGATGGCCTGTGTCCGCTGGTCGAGGGCCTGCAGCTTCTGGTCGATGGCGTCGAGCGGCGCGAAGGTCTCGGGCCTCAACTGGCGCCCCAACTGCTCGATCTCGCTGTCGGGCAGGCTGGCGATGCGGGGAACCGTGTTGCCCAGGCCCTCGACCCGGATCTGGTCGGGCGCCCCGCGCAGGATCGTGGCGAGGCCGGTCATCGGCATGTCGCCCGGCTGCAGTTCGTCGAGCGCCACGGCCTGGCCGCGCATCACCGCGTCGAGCGCGCGGCCCTGATAGCGCTCGTGCAGGTCCCACGGCAGGCCCAACCGGTTGGCGTCCCGGTAGATCGCCTCGGGCTGCAGGGTCGCCATGGCGTCGCGCACTTCCAGCGGGGCATTGGCGCGGGCCGGTTCCGGCAGGGCGTTCCAGCGCTCCCACAGGGCGCGCGGCCCGGCGTGCAGGGCGTGGAAGCCCGCGCCCAGAACCGCACCACCCGCCACGCCCAGGGCGACATTGGCCGCGATCTCTCCCCCGTCGGGGGCCGTGCCGGTCTCGCGCCGGGCCAGCACGTCGAGCCCTTCGGCGCCGGCAGTCAGCGCCCCTTGTGTCACGCCCTGATAGCCCCCCTCGCGCAGCACGCCGCCCAGGAACGACCGACCCACCATGGTAGCGCCCAGCACGGCGCGGCCCGGCGGGATCATGGCGCCGATCACGTTCTCGGGCGTCAAGGCCAGCGCTCCGCCGGCGAAGGCCGCCAGCCCGTTGCCGGTGTTGGACAGTTCTGCCGCCTTCTGGCGTGCCGCATCGCCCGCCACGCCGATGAAGGTGTCGATGCCCTCGGCGTCGATCGCGTCGGGCTTGATCTCGCGCAACTGGCGGTTGGCCTCGATCAGCGCATTGCGCCGGTCGGTCTCGATCTGGACGGGCGGCACGGCCACGCCGTCCTTAAACAGTTCCTCGTGCGTCGGCGGATCGTAGGGGTTGGCGAAGGTCTTGCCGGTCTCGGCCTGAAGCTCGGCCGCGGCCTTGCCGAACCACTCCCGGCGCGAGGCGTTGAGGTTGAAGTAGCGATCCGGGGCCGTGGCCGCGCCCTGTTCGGCCGAGAAGCGCTCGCCTGCCGTGCTGGGCGGCTGGATCAGTGCAGGGCCCGCGGGTCCAGCCTGCGCCGCGTAGAGGTCGAGAAGGCCGGCCATTACGGGCTCACATCGGCGGTCGGCGACGCCGGGGCCCGGCGGCGGTCGGCGATCGCGCTCTCGCCGGTCACGGCCAGCCCGCTGGGGAAGCGTTGTGCCCGCTCGAGCAACGGCTTGAGGTCGAGCACGTAGGGCTTGCCGTCGGACGTCATCACATAGCCCGGCGCCCCACCGTTGGCGGAATCCGGCATGGCCACGAAATACTGTCCGTCCTTGCCGGCGTTGGTCAGCCGGCCGTAGTCGATCACCTTGCGCGCCGTCACCGGCGAGCCGTTGAGCGTGGTCATGCCCGCGAAGTCGCCATCCGACAGGCTACGCAGAGCGTTGTCGAACTCGTAGGGTCCGACGCCCTTGGGTGGCAGCAGGGTCTGGCCGTTGCGCGCCATGGTCTTGCCGACCACGGCATCGAGCGCCTGGCCGAACACGTCGGCGTCGAGCTTGTCGCCCTGCCGGCCGGCGCGGGCCATCATCGACAGGTAGACGCTCTCGACGGCATCGGTCATCACCGCCGGGACCTTGCGGCCCATGTCGACGAAGGCCGAACCGATCTTGTCCTGCATGGCCTGCTGCACGGCATCCGAAGACATCGTGAGCTTGCGCGCGCTGTCGCCCATGTCCTTGCGGCGCTGGGCGCCGTCGAGGATCAGGCCGGCCACCGCCTGGCTCTGCGGATCGGAATCGGCATAGAACGACAGGGCTGCCGCATACGACCGGCTCAGGGCGTCGCCCTCGGTCTTGCCGGCCAGCGCCGCCGCCACATGCGGAATCGCCTCGGCCGGCATCCCGGCCAACGAACGGAAGATCGCCGCCTGTTGCTGGGGCGGCGCCGTGTCGAGCGTGCTGCGCAGGGTCGCGACTTCGCCCGCGGTGAACGGGTTGACCGTGAGCCCGCCGCGGTGCTGGCTGGTCAAGCCGGCCTGTTCGGTGCGCCGCGCCAGCACCGCCGGGTCGAGCGGCTTGCTCCAGTCGATCGGTGCCAGCGGCCCGACATCGGCATAGAGCGCGCTGCCGGCGGCCAGCGGATCCTTGGCGAACGCTGCGGTCTGGTGGGCGATGCCTTGGGTCATCAGGTGATAGAGCTGGGCGTCCTCGGCCGTGGCCTGGCCGGCTGCCACTTTCTGCTCCAGTGCCGCACGTGCCTTCTCGGCCTCGACCGGTGGCAATTCGGCAACACTCCCGGCCGCCGTGGCCGCCCGGTGAAGGTCCGCCACTTCCTGCGCCTTCTCGGGCTTGCCCGCCGCGGCATAGGCGTCGGCCGCCTGGTGCGCCAGATCGGTCAGGCTCTTGGCCGGCAGGCCATCGTCGATCGCCTGCTTCAGCTTGGCGTGCAGGTCGCCGGCGCGGGTCGCGAGGTCGGCGTTGCCGTTCTGCAGACCCTCGATGATCTGCTTGGGCAGGCCTTCCGACAGTTCCTTGAGCATCTTGAGCTGTTCCGGCGGCGCGCTCTGCAGGCCGTTCTTGAGCGTGCCCTGCATCGAGGCGATGAGGCGATAGCGCGTCGCCAACTCCTGCTCGCCCAGCGAGGCCGCGCGGTCGGCCATGGCCGTGAACTGCTCGGGCTTCACCTGACCGGGGCTGAGGAATGCCGTGGTCAGGGTGGTGTTGAACTCGTCCTTGAGGCTCTTGACCCCGGCGGCCTGGAATGCGGTCAGCGCCGCGCCCTGCTTGCTCAGCACCGAGAGCGCGGCCTGCTTGTCCTCGCGGTTCAGGTCCGTGCGCTGGCTGATCTCGAGCGCCGCCTGCTCATAGCCCGACTTGACGTCACCCTTGTAGGGCGTGCCCTGGGACGGTGCCGGCGTGGCGCCACCGATGCGGCGCGTGACGTCGGCCACATAGGACGACACCGACTTGCCGTTGCCGTCCTTGGCATCCTTGAGCCATGGCGTGGGCGAGCCCGCCGGGGCCACGTTGCCCTCGCCCGAGAAGTAGGCCACGGCCACGCGCTGCGGATCGCCGCCGTACTTCTGGAAATAGCTGTCGACGATGCGACTGGACACCCGGAGGTTGTCTTGTGCGTTGTCGATCTTCTCGCCGGGCTGGGCGTACTTGGCGAAGGTCGAGGGCATCATCTGCCCCGCGCCCTTGGCGCCGTCGATGCTGGTCAGGGTCTTGCCCGAGACGTCGGTCTGGCGGCCCCCGCTCTCCTGGCCGACCAGCGCGCGGTGCAGCAGGCCGGGCGTCACCGGCTGGGCGGGGCTGCCGTCATCGCTCGGCATCGGCGGCAGGCCGACCTTGGCCAGCGCCTCGTTGGCCGCCTGCGCGCCCAGCACTTCCGAGCGGATGCCCTTCATGGCGGCGGCAAGGCTGTGGTCGTCCCTGATCGCCAGATTGTCCTTGACCGAATCGTAGAGCGCCAGCGCCGCGCGCTTCTTGCCGGCGTCGACCTGGGTCTGGATCACGCTCTTGTAGATCTTCGACTTCTCCTGATCGACGATCAGGTTCGCGGTGTCGCTGCCCGGCGTGGCGCCCAGCAGCCGGGCCTTCTCCTGGCCCGCCGATTCGGCCGCCACGAGGCTCTTGTTCAGCTCGTCGGGATCGTCGGGGTTCAGCGCCGCGTTCCGGCCGGCCAGCGCCAGCCGCGTGTCCACCGTCTGCTTCTGCCATTCGAGGCTCTGGCCCGCGACGTGGCGGGAAATCCCGTTGGTGGCGTCGGTGATCTGGGCATCGAGCGCGCGGCCGAGCGCCAGCCGCTGGTCGTCGTTCGCCGCCCGGGACAGCGCCTCCTTCTTGAGGTCGATCAGGTTGTCGGTGACGGCCTGCGCGCCGTTGATCGCGGCCTCGCCCTTCAGGCGGTAGAAGGCGTCGGGCGCCGTATAGAGCGCGTTCTGCTTGGCCGAGATGAAGCCGTTGACCTCGCCCTCGACGCGGGTCTGGTCGGCAATGGCCTTCTCGCGCAGGGCGATGTTCTCGACGCTGTTCGAGGCCTTCTCGAGCTGGGCGCCGGCGACCTGCATGTCGCGCGCCTGGTTGCCGCCGAACAGGCCGACGTCGCCGGCGGCACCGGCCGACGGGGCGACGTTCGGCGCCGCCTGCGGGGCCACCGTGGGGATCGGATAGGGCTGGACGGTCGCCATCAGACGAGGCCCCCGGAAATGTCATAGGAGGCCTGGCTGCCGCCGATCGACACAGGATCGTTGCCGCCGCTGCCGAACTGGAACTTGCTCCATTTGTCGGCCAGCGTTCCGGCGCCCGACAGCAGCGAGGCGCCGGCCCCCATGTAGGACGGCTGGAAGCCGCCGTAGAGCCCGGCATCGTTGCCCGCGTTGTTGGCCTGCACCTTGTAGCCCCAGGCCTCGCGGGCCGCGTTGTTGCGCACGGTGAGCGCGTCCTGTTCGCCGGCGCGCGCCGTGTCGCCCAGGATGTCGGTCGGGCTGCCGGACAGGTCGGTGCCCTGCGCGGCCAGCGCCGCCGTCTGCGTGCCGATGCGCGAGGCCGTGACCTGGCGCTGCTTGTCCTCGTTGACCTGCCCGCGGGCCAGCGCGTCGGCGGACTGCTGGTCGGCCACCTGCTGGCGCTGGAGCGCCACCTGCTTCATGTAGTTGGCCTGCGCGCCCTGCGCGGCCTGCTGGTTCATCTGGCCCATGAAGCTGGCGGCGGTGCTGGCGGCGGAGAGCGCGAGCCCGGCGCCGGCGATGACCGTGGCAGTGGTGACGCCCGACATCAGATGCCTCCCTGGCGGCGCGAGAGCAGTAGATCGGTCTCGTCGGTGAACTCGGCCTCGGCTTCCTCGACGGTGCGCGCGGCGGTGGCGAAGCACATGGTGATGGCGAGATCGTCGAGCGCTACGAACACCTGCTTTCGGCCGGACTCGGCATTCAGGACGTTGTAGCCCGTGATCTCGCGCGGAGGCTCGCCCTCGCCGACATAAAGCAGGCAATGGCCGCTCACGGTGACCAGCGTCGGTATCTTCACCAGCGCGCCGGTGATGCACACGCCTGCGGGCACGAACACCGTGCGCGCATAGAGACCGGCGTGGAAAGCATGGAAAGTCCGAATATTGACCTGTTCCAGGATCGATGCGGCGCCCTCAAGCAAGCGCACCCTGTCGATTGCGGCTCCGTCCATGGCGGGGACGACCTGAAGCAGCGGGACAACATCGGTCACGGTGACACCTTCTTGAAGAACACGCGGTTGGTCTCGGCGTAGCCCCGGCGCGGCAACACCTTGAACAGGTCGCCCTCGAACGGCGCGCACACCAGCAGGCCGGGAGAGCCGATCTCGCGGGCCTTGTCCTCGGCGGCCTTCAGCAGCCCCAGACCCGCCCCGGTATGGCGCCACTCCCTGGCCACGAAGAAGCTCTCGCACACCGCCACCACCGCGCCGTAGTGCGGCAAGATCGGCGCCAGAACCGAGATGAAGCCCACCAGCGCACCCTCGACGGCCGCGCCGAACACATGCAGCGCGCCAGCGGCCTCGAGGTGTTGGTAGGTATCCCATTTCGCCATCGGCTCGGGCAGGCCGTCGATCCTCGACTCGGCGGCGTACTCCGCGGCCAGCCGCGGCAGGGTGGCGGCATGCTGGATTCCGGCAACGGTCGCCGGCACGATGTTCATGCCCGCCTCTCGAATGGAATGAATGGCAGGCCGGCCACGCCCAGCGGGCAGGCCTCGCCGAAGGTGAAGCCCAGCCAGCGCAGCCAGCGGATCGAGACCTCGTTGCGCGCGTCGACCACGTTGCGTAGCACCGGGAACTCGCCCAGCATGGCGCTCACATAAGCCCGGTTGCGGCGCAGGAACGCCCGCGAGTAGGCGCAGACGTCGTCCGAGCCCAACAGCCACGGCACGCCGGTCACGCCCGCCAGGCTCGCCGGCACGACGCCGAACAGGCAGACCAGACGGCCGTCGGCCAGCCCGGCCCATGCCATCGCCGAGCGCTCGACGGATTCGGCCAGCGCCTCGCGCGGATCACGGCCGGACAGGGCCGCGACCTCGGCGCGGTCGGCGGCGCGCAGCTCGAGCAGCGCGGCATCGGCCAGCGTGGCGGGACGGATTTCAACCCGTGGTGACATCGGCCATCACTCCGGTAACCGTGTAGGGCAGCGGCTGGGTCGCCCGGATCAGCGTGCGGCCGGTCCAGCTCCACTCCGGGGCGGCGATCATGTGCATCAGGTCGGTGATCAGCGCCGGCGCCGTGCCGGCCGGGGTCGCCAGCGGGTTCACCATGTCCTTGCCCTTGATCTCGTAGAGGACCGGGTTGCCCTGGCCGCCCGAGGGGCCGACCGTCAGGCCCTTGTCGGCGCTGTTCTTCAGGCCGAGGGTGACGTGGTTCACCTTCTTCTTGCGGCCGATCGAGGGGCCGGCCTGGTCCTGGGTCTCGATCGACAGGGTTTCGAGGTCGCAGTCGGGATAGGCCTTGCCGACGATGACCTTGGAAGCCGCCGTCGCCAGCGTGATCGTGCCCGCGGCCGAGACCGTGAACGGACCCACCGGCACGCCGTCGGCCAGGGCGTAGACGCTCTCGCCGATCAGGTGCCAGAGACCGGAGATCGTGGTGGTCGCGCTGCCGTCGTACTCCAGCCCGCAGTCGAGGAACCATGCATCGGCCAGGGTCTCGAACACGCGGGTGTGCAGGCGCTCGACATAGCGTTTGGTCACGCCGTCGATCGTGCGGTTGACGATGAAGTAGACCGCCGTCTCGTCGCCTTCCTGCACGCAGCAGACATCCTCGAACAGGCCGTTCGACGTGGTGTGCCGGTGCCAGGCGTAGACCTGCTGTTCGCTGAGGTAGGTGAATCCCAGCAATACGCCATCGTCGCGCACCGCCCAGCAGATCGACTCGGGATCGCGCGCGAACTGCCAGTTGACGATCTGGTTGCCGTCGGTGCCCGAGGCCTCGAACAGGTGGGCGGCCAGCAGGGAAAGATCGGTGCCGGTCCACACGTCGGCCGCCCACTGGTAATCGAGCGAGCGCACCTTGCGCCTGGAGGACGGGATGTAGAGCAGCGTGTTGTTGACCACGATGGGCCGGATGTCGGAGCTGCCGTTGTAGCTCTGCGGCCGGGCCACGAACTGCGCCGGCGTGATGACGTCGGCCGAGCCGGCCGAGACCTTCCACTCCGAGCCGCCGGTCAGCAGGATCAGCTGCGTGAGGCTGATCATGTGCTTGATGTCATTGACCTGCCGCGAGGCCAGGTTGCGGGTGATCGCGTCGCTGTCGCGCGTCGGGATCGACACGCTCATGTTGTTGAACGCCGCCGAGACCGAGGCCCACAGGGTCTGCGGCCGGGCCGTGGTGTCGGCGAACCACTGGCGGCCGTCGTGATAGGTCGTGCAGCCGGGGTTGACCGTGGTGTCGTTGGTCAGCACCGGAGTCAGCACCGCGCCGGTGCCGGCGCTATCGATCGTGTAGGCGGTCGGGAAATACGTCGGGGCATAGTTGTAGTAGCCGCCACCCCCGGCGGTCACCGTCACGCCGGTGATGACGCCGCCCGAGACCGTGGCCGAGAACGCGGCGCCGCCGCCGCTGACCTCGCCGGGAAACGCCAGGCGGATCTGGACCCCGGAGTGATAGCCCGAGCCGCCGGCCGAGACGCCGCACGAGCTGATGTAATAGGTCGGCGTCGTGACCGGGATCGTGTCGCCGGTGCCGGGATCGACATAGGACCCGACCACGACCTCGCCGCCGTCGGGCGTAAAGCCCAGGGCAAGGACCGCGCCGGCGCCGGCGCCGTCGGAGACCACGATGGTGGGCGCGATCAGGCCCTTGCCGCCCGAGGTGACATCGACCGAGGTGAAGGCCCCGCCCGAGACGTGCGGCACCAGGATCACCGAATTGCCCAGGCCGCTGGAGTCCTGGACTATCAGCGTCGGCGAACCGGAATAGCCCGAGCCCGCGGCCGTCACCGTGATCGAGGTGATGACCCCGGCGGCGAAGGGATTGCGCTGCTGCGGCGGCGTCGTGGTCTTGTCGGGCACGATCGTGGCGTCGGTGAACGACACCGTGCCGCCCGAGGCCGGCGCCTGGGCCGCGCCGATGAAGCCATAGACGCCGTCCTTCTTCTTGTAGACCGAGTAGGACGAACAATCGACCAGCGACGGCCAGGTCAGCGTCGAGGTCTGCGACGACGATCCGGCGTCCGCCGACTGCAGGCTTTCCTCGCCCGAGGTGTCGTTGATGGCGGTCACGGCGTAGATCGCGGCCGAGCCCCCGGCGTTCGACGCCACGCCCGTGGGCGCCGATTGGGTGGGCGCGAAGACGATGGGCGCGATCTGCCACGAGGCGACGCCCAGCCGGTTCAGCTTCTGCGGCGCGTAGCTCTTGTGGGTCAGGGTCAGGGTGTCGGCGCTCTGCTCGTACTTCAGGAGCGGCAGGTCGGCATAGGCGTAGGGCGTGACCAGCGTGTAGAGCCGCGCCGCCGTGCCGCCCGAGGTGTAGGTCGTGAAGCCCGAGGTATCGACGCCCACGGAATAGGAGTTGGCGTCGATCCGGGTCACGGTGACATAGCGGCGGTTGAGTTGCGTCATGCCGCCGATCGAGGCCAGGTAGACCCGGTCGCCGGTGACGAAGCCGTGCGCGGTCGAGCTCACGACGCCCGGGTTGGCCTTGGTGACGGCGGTGATCGCCTTGGTGCTTTCGAGGATATAGCCGCCGTTGGTGATGAAGCGGACCTTCAGGTCGCCGAACTCGAGCACGTAGGTCTGCGAGATCGAGAACTGGAACGGGATCAGCCGGCCGGCCTTGCTGCTGTCGAGGATCTCGCCCACCCAGCCGGTGCCGGGCCGGTTCGAGGCGCCGCCCGAGGCGTGCACGTACCAGTTCAGCATCGTGCGGGCGCCGATGTGATACTTGGCGAGGTCGATGCGCTGGTAGAGCTTGGGATCGATCTCGCCGGCGGCGAAGCTGGGTTGCAGGGTCTGCTGGGGCATCGTCTACCTGTACGGCCACGCAAAGGGCCAACCCGCGTAGGCATTGTAGCCCCGGATGCCCAGGCTCTCCGCCGGCGGGTCGTCCATCGAATTGGGCGCGCTCTCGTTGGCCGACGACGCCCGCGCCACGTCGAGCGTGCGCGCCGCCTCGGCCTTGGCCTGGGCCATGATCCCCGGATTGCCGGTCAGCGGCCCGGCGATCGCCGAGGCCAGCGCCCAGCCGATGGCCTCGCTCAGATCGGGCTCGAACAGCGCCTCATAGTAGCCGTGCGCCACGTCGAAGGCGTAGCGGGTGAAGATCGCCGACAGGTCGGTATAGTTCGAATAGATGTACTTGGTCGGCAGGTCGCTGTTGCCCGGGTCGGCGTCCATCGCGATCTCGAAGCCTTCCAGCGGCTGGGGGAACGCCCAGCACAGGCCGCTCGGGGTCTCCATGCGCCAGATCCTGAGGCAGTCGTCGGGATAGGCGTAGCGATAGGCCCAGCGCGCCGGTGGCGCGAAGTCGGCGGTGACGTCGACCAGCGCGGCGGTCATGCGCACGCAATTCCAGTCCGAGCCGCGCAGGGCGGCCTTGACCACCGACTCGTAGCGCAGGGCGCAGGCCGCAGCCTCGGCGCTTTGCTCGGTCAGCGACGCGATGGCGGTCTTGGCGCCGATGTTCAGGACGGCGTCGTTCCACAGGGCGAGGATGTCGGCGGTGGCCATGTCAGCCGCCTTTCGCCGGTTTCAGGCACTCGCCGTCCCGAACCTTGTTGAAGGATGCCAGCCAGTCCACCAGAGGCCCCCACATCAGCGGGTCCATCTTGAACTGGTCGATCTGCCCATCCGTCGCATGGTAGCGCGTGGTCGACGTGCACAGCGTGTCCACGGAGGTCACGACGACCGGCCGATCACCGCAGGCCGCGAGGCTAGCGCAGAGAATCGACGCGGTCAGAATACGGCGCATTGCGTACATCGATATCCGCCTTTTCCTTGGTCTGCCGGGCCTTCTCGACATCGGTGATGGTCTTGGTCTGCACCGCGTCGGTCACGGTCGAGGCCCCTGCCTTCTCCCCCTTGTTGTAGATTCCGGCCACGACGTAGACCGTGAGGCCGACAAGGAGAAGCAACGCGGCGGCGAGAAGCGCGTACCTGATGGCTGGCTTGGCAAAGAAGCCGGTGATGACGGCGATCACAGCGCCCACCGCATCAGGAAATAGACGGCAGCACAGGCGCATAGCGTCCCCCCACCGAAGATCACATAGAGGGCAATGACGGCCTGTTTGGTCATGCGGCTTCTCCCGTGAACATGGCGGCCTCGGCCTTGCGCCGTCTGGTGAGGCCCGGAAGCGGCTGGCCGTTCGGTCCCTTGTCCCAGCGCAGGAACTGGCCGGGCACAGAATTGAACTGCCCCGCGTTCAGCATCTTCAACAGCGTCGAGTTGCCGAACGCCACCTGCCCGATGTTGTAGGTGAGACTCACCAGCGGGTCGAACTGGTGCTGCTCGAGCTCGACCGTCACCAGATGGTTGACGGCCGCGACCGCGTACTGGACATCGGCGCGCAGCCAGTCGTCGGCCTGTTCCTGCGTGCACGTATCGCCCAGCTTGATCTTGCCGCGCTCTGTGTGGCCGTAGCCGATCGTGTACGGCTCGCCGCCCGTCGCCGGATCGGGATAGGCGCGCAGGACGCAGCCCTCGAATTCCTTGACGAGCTCGATGCCTTGGTCGGACAGGTTCATCGCCGCCCCCTGTGCTGCTTCAGATTGTGCTGGTGGCGGCGCTCGCGGGCGATCAGCCAGCCCAGCAGCAGCGCGCCGATGAAGATGT